AAGTACATAGCTTCAATCGGGAAGCACAGAGCAGATCCCATAGACGCAAACTTCCGTAACGGCCCTACCAAGGTGCCGTTTGGAAGTCTCGCATGCGTGGTTCTACATGCTTGGATGGCCGCCCGTAAGGACGGATTACCAAACATAGACATGGCGACCGAGTTATTAACACGATCACTCGCGTCGGAAAGATCGAGTGTTGCCACTCGACCGGTCCTAGAACCGATCAAAGCCAACCTCTGGTTGATAGACTGATCACGGAAATTAATCCGTCGTCGTGTCAACGAGTAACTCTCAATACTATCGTAAAGATAGGATCGGAGTGATTGCTGAGCAAACTGCGCAGCAACCGGTTCAGCAGCAATGATCCTGGGCCCTTTTAGCGTTTTAGGCACTGGAATTATCCGCGAGGGTAATTCCTGCTCGGGTGTTATGAACTTAACGGCCTCGAACTCCTCTTCACCGGTCATCTCCGTGGGCAAACCGATAGCTTCATCACTGAAGCCACAGGAAGCCCCAATAGGAAATGAAAAACCGAGGAAGGGGAAGTGACGTTCGAGACGTTCATGCCACGTTTTCCAACGGTACTTAGCGTTTCCGCGAATACCTTCGGACGTGACACCCGGCCCATGACTGGGAACTAATCTTTCAGGGTCAAAATCCCTAAAAAGAGGATCCCAGATAAGACGACTAACGCGAGCAAAGCTCCGTAAATCATCCTTATGGGTTTTAAACGCAATGAGGGACTGCTCAACGTCTGAGAAGCCCCGGATCGCTTCCTCTTCCCTTTCGGGAGAGCAGGCCGCCTGTAGCTTGTTGTAGCAACGGCAAACTTGCCGAACAGCTGCAACGACAGCATCAGGATGGCAAGAAGCGTGTCTGGGGGAATCATACATTTCTCCTGTTCGCCCATCGAAGATGAGACTAAGCATACCTTGCAAAAATGCAGGGATTGCTTGACGTTTATTTCGTGAACCTTGAAGCTTTCGCTTAAATTCACGAAAACGTTTTGAGTCTATCCGACGGTCTGCCAAACTTCTTTCGAAGTCCCGGCAGAAGGTTGGGAGGGTAATCGTTAAAAACGATAATCCCTCATCTTCAGTCCTCTGACATATTGTCTCAATGTCATGAGGATCTGGGTTAACTGCGCACTCTGTGCAAGCGTCTTGATAGATGACTTGCACTAGATCTAGCAGCTCTCGTACCCTTGCGGGCACGTGGCTAACATGTTTCACCTTACGGCAAACATGCATGACATCCTCCATTCCTGGGGGTAGTCATCCTCAATCATGTGCCTTCCCGATCCTCGCGGATCGGGCAGCCAGTCATCAAACACGAACACCTGCTTAACGCAGAGGGGGAATCACAGATTGTGTTTAATGCTCGTTTCCGAGCACACGCTCTGCGATACCGCCAGATGTGGTCGTGAGCCAAGTCTTCAAACCTGCAATGATTTTCACAACTCGGTCGTCAGTGACGCCGAAATTGGGAACATCAAACAGCATTTGAACAACCGAGGTCACCTTGGTATTCGAGTCCGCCACGCCGATAGGGTTATCAGCAATGGTATCCTCTTCGTACCGGATGAGAAACCGGGTGTTCCGATTCTGCTCTGTGTACCCGATTTTTAATCGTTTGGTACCATCGCTAGAACGGTAAAGACTTGTATTGCCCTGATTATTAATCAAAGGCATACTGATGGCAACGCCATCAATGGTGACTGACTGTGGATCGGTTAACATAATTGTGAACTCCTTAGATCACTCTTTGGGGTTACTACACTTATGGATCGGCCGCACGGACCCCGTGCCGTCGGTTTACTCAATCCACAAATGGATCTATCTCAGAACACTCGAGAGATCCCGAGCGCCGCTAAGATAGCAACTTGACGATCGGACAAATCGCCGGGCGTCAGGTCAAAACC